ACCTACCCAATGTTCTCAGGGTTTATTACTAGCTACACAACCACTACGCCTAAGAACGCTAACGATGTTGTCTATACAACCATCCAAGCCGTAGATGCCCTAAGACTGGCTCAAAATGCCCAGATCGCTACTGTTACAGGTGCGACTGCTGGCGATTTAAGTGGCACAAGAATTGACCAGATCCTTGACCAGATTGCTTGGCCAGAATCTATGCGCGATGTTGATGCAGGTTTAACTACTATGCAGGCAGACCCCGGCACAGCTCGTACATCCCTAGCCGCATTACAAACTGTTACAAATAGTGAGTACGGCGCGTTCTACGTTGATGCATCTGGATCTTTCGTATTTCAGGATCGATCAGTAACTACGGCAAGCATCGGCGGTACGCCTACAGTATTTAACGATAACGGGAGTGACATCGGCTATTTCAATGCTGTATGGCGACTTGATGACACGCTTATATTTAACCAGGCTAACGTAAGCCGCACAGGTGGCAGCGTTATGAATTCCACAAATGCAGCTAGTGTCGAGAAGTATTTTGCCCATACTTACAATATCCAGAACTTGCTCATGCAGACCGATGCAGTAGCCCTGGACTATGCGCAGGCATACGTTGCAAGCCGTGCTGAAACTAGCGTTCGATGCGATGCCATCGAGCTAGACCTATACACAGACAATTACAATAACGGCATAATTGCAGCCCTAGATTTAGAGTTCTTTGACCCGGTAACTATCACTACTAACCAGCCAGGTGCATCTACCCTTACAAAAACCTTACAAGTTTTTGGCGTGGCGCATAATGTCACACCAAATAGATGGCGCACTACCTTCACTACACTTGAACCCGTAATAGACGGGTTTATATTAGATTCAACCCTATTTGGCGTACTTGATACGTCAGTATTGAGTTACTAAGGAGATAAGAAAATGGCTAAACAGACGTTTACAACTGGCCAAGTCTTAACGGCTGCACAAATGACTAGCCTGCAACAAACGGCTATGGGCGGTGGATCAACTACAGCTAAGACAGTTAGCTATACGTTAGTGGCTGCAGATGCTGGCACAGTCGTACAGATGAACAGCGCGAGTGCCACAACTATTACAGTAAATACTGCCCTGTTTGCAGCTGGAGATAGCGTACAGATTCAAAATATAGGTGCAGGTGTTTGCACAGTAACAGCTGGTACGGCCACAGTTAATACTGCTGGATCGCTGGCACTAAGCCAATACGAGAACGGCACACTTTACTTTACTGCAACTGGCGCATCTTTATTCTTTGACACTATACAGTCAGGCGCGGCTCAAAAAGTTATTCAAGTGGTGCAAGGTACAACAACTACGGCGGTGGGTAATTCTACGAATACCTATGCCGACACAACATTAACAGCCACAATTACGCCAACGTTAGCGACTAGCAAAGTATTAGTTTTAGTTTCTCAAAATGGATTGAATAAATCTAATGGAAACTCCGCTAATCGGATGACTATGAGATTATTACGCGATGCAACTCAAATTGTTTATGTGTCTGATGGCACAGGTAATACAGGTACAACCATGCAACTTCAATCCGCAACGAACTCAGTTAATTATTTAGATACGCCAGCCACCACTTCAGCTACGACATATAAGACACAATTTTTGAATCCAGGAAACGCCGCAAGCGTTGCTGTTCAAGTCAACGGAACTGAAATGTCAACAATAATTTTAATGGAAATCGGAGTATAAAATGGCAACAGCTAGAGATGTTTTAACAATGCTTATTCCCGATGGCGGTTGGATAGTCACGGGTAATGACTACAAGGGAATTCAATTTATCGCCTGTGATCCAATCACCGAAAAACAATTTTTAGATGGTTTTGCAGTTGCCGATAAATGGCTACAAGATGAGGCATCCAAAAAAGCTACACAGCGTGAAGCAATTTTGAATCGCTTAGGTATAACAGCCGATGAAGTAGCCTTGCTACTGGGATGAGTGCAATAAGTTATAACGGCTGGCCAGCCTCTAAAGATGTTGAGTCGATCCGTATCAAGTCTTACCCAATCAAGGGTACAAAGATTAAGCTGCGCTGCGCCTATTTTGCTGCACCTTTATTGGTTGCCTTTGCAGAGGCCTTTAATGAATTAATTGAGCCAATAGATGGCGGTGCGCTTGACGATTGGGGGTACTGCTACAGAGATGTTAGATCCGTACCGGGCAAGTTAAGCAATCACAGCAGCGGTACAGCCATAGACCTAAACGCGACTAAGCATCCGCTAGGCAAGGCTGGCACGTTCCCAGCTGAAAAAGTACCCATGTTATTAGCTTTGACTAAAAAATATTCTTTAATTTGGGGTGGGACATGGACTCGGAAAGATGAAATGCATTTTGAGGTGGGGATCGACCCCGTAAAAGCCGCAAAACTAATAGAAAAGTTAGGACTAAGTTATGCCGAATAGCGCACAAGTAACAGTAGGGACTACAGCCACGCTTTTAGTAGCTGCCAATATTATGGATCAGACAGTACAGCTGCATAACTTAGGCGGCGGTGCAGTTTATTTAGGTAACGCAAGTGTTACTACATCCAATGGTTACAAGATGGATAATACAGATAAATTACAAATACCCGTAGGAGATAACGAGCCGTTATACGCTATTACTGCCAGCGGTACTAATATCGTTGCAGTATTGTCACAAGTCAATTAAGGGCATTTAGGAGTAAGACCATGAAAGAACAAGCTAAGGCCGCTGGCCTGTCATACCTACGCGCCGCTGTTAGCTGCGCTGCTGCACTTTACATGTCCGGTATCACCGATCCAAAGACACTAGCTAATGCCTTCGTTGCAGGTTTACTTGGCCCATTGATGCGCGCCATGAATCCTAGCGATCCTACTTTCGGCGTTAAGTAAATGACGGCCGCCCAGTCGCTAATAGCAATAGCCATAGGACTATGTACTCTTATGGGGTTTGCGGCTGGGCTGGTTCGCCATCTAGTTAAGTATTACCTAAGCGAATTACGCATGGACAATAACGGCGGCCATAACTTAAGGGGTCGAGTAGATCGCATAGAGGCCAAGGTAGATAGCATCTACGAGATGTTACTAACCCGTTAGGGCGTGTCGGTTATTGCCAACTGTCATACCCAGGCTTTACCCTTTATTTACACGTTAGGCAGGGCTACCTAATTCGGTGTAGCACGGCTTAACCCAAACAAGGGCGAAGTAAATGGATATAGAAAAAGTAGCAGTATTTGTAATAATGGTAAGTATTGCTTGGTTTATTGTAGGTTGGTCAGTCGGTTACAAAGAAGGCGTAAAGGATGGCTACAATCGTGGCCGCGCAGCTGGTATGCGTGTAGCTAGTGATCGTGTGGTTAAGTAATGGCTTTTAACCTGGATAACTACGAGGATGTAAACAGCCGCATTAAGCGGTTTAGAGAAACCCATATCGCAGGGCGCATAACTACCGAAATCGTTGAGTTAAACGTTAAAGATGGCTATGTAGTAATTAGAGCCTGCGTATTCCGTGAGCATGAGGATGTAGTCCCGGCAGCTGTAGATTATGCCTATGAGCTGCGTACTGATCGAGGCGTAAACAGGGATTTCTGGATCGAGAATTGCAGCACCAGCGCAATCGGTCGAGCCATCGGCTTACTTATGCCAAGTGATGCACGGCCTACGCGGCAAGACATGGAGAAGGTAGAACGCTTAGCGACTCAGCCTGCAGTAGAGGTTGATCTATGGGCTACTGCTGTACCTGCAGTAAAGGTTGATGGCGTGGGAAGTGTGCGCCCTGCAGCTGAAAGCATCGCAGACATCAAAGCGCAATTAGGTGGCGAGATATTAGATCCTGCACCTGTTTGCTCGCATGGCCGCATGGTTTACAAAGAAGGCGTAAGTGCCACTACACAAAAAAAATACCGGGGCTATACCTGTAGCAGTAAGTCACGGGGCGATCAATGCAAACCAATATGGCTATAACCGAGATGGCACAGATCGTCCAGGTAATCTTAGATCGATCGCAGGAGTTACAGGCAGCAGCTAGTGGGTTTGCCCGTAGTACAGGCGAAAAGGCTAATACGCCAGATCATGCTGGGCGATATAACACAAAGATAAACTTTCACGAGTTCGTAGCCGAGCATAGTGAAGCTGCTGGCGCAGAAATAGCAGTAGCGCAGTACATGGGTATTCGTAACTTTATACCTACTGTAAATACTTTTCACGATGCACCAGATATACAGCTAGGCAATCTTGGGTTTGAGGTTAAGTGGACTAAATACATTAACGGCCATTTAATTATCCATAAGGATTACCCACGCCTTAACGATGTAGCAATCCTTGTCTGTAATAAGAGTCCGGTATATCAGATTATCGGCTGGATGCCCGTGCTATGGGCTAAGAAAGCCAAATATTACAACGCAGCGGATGGCAATTTTTGGGTATCTCAACGTGAGTTATTTGAGATGGATGCGCTAAGGAAGTCCGTATATGGCATTACTGAGGCTTAACTGTAGGGTTTGCGCCAAGATTGGCCCTGGCATGCAAACGCACAAAATCGTAGATGAATTTATTAACTTGCCGCCTAACGTAGTTTGCGTTCAATGCTTAGGCTGTGGCGTTATGGGCATAGAGATGCTACTCAATAGTGAACGCGCTAAAGATGAGGACATGCTAAATGACTAATGAACTAAAGATCAGCTGTAACTGCGAGGATTACAAAGAGATGAATCTTAAATCTTATCGCAGTTGGTCAATAACAATTCGAGGTGTCAAGCCCGTTGAAATTATCAGATGCGATAACTGCTTATCGACTCACACAATGATGCCAATTGAGGCAACACATGACTAGAACTAATAACCTTGAAATACGTTGCAATTGCGATCCAGAGCAGCCTGAGATGGTAGTTCACCTGGTCAATGGCATTATCCCTATCATTATCATTAAGTGTGAGAAGTGCGAGGCCTTTTACACAGTCATGCCTAATTCGGTGCAAAATGCCTAGTTACCTATATCGATGCGATCAATGCGGCGCTGAACTAGAGATGAATCACCCGGTAAGCACACACGGCGACAGCGCACCCTTATGCTGCAGCTACCCAATGATGCGCGTATTTAGCGCGCCATCGATCATATTTAAGGGAACAGGATGGGGTAAAGATAAGTGAGTAATCCAGAGATGCGTACGATATTGCAGGATCTAAGAGAATTACTAGCTAAAGAGATTGAGCACAAGTTCATGCCGTTACATGTATGCCAGGTATGCGACAACATAGCCGTAGGCGCGTTAGTAGAGCAGATCGTGGCCACAATTAGGGGCGATAATGACTGATCTCAATGACTGGAAAATGGCCGAACGCATAGCCGAGAACAGCAATACATTTAAAACGCCGCAAGATGTTATGACTGCCTTTGAGGATCTTATGAAGCAAGTCGAAGCTGAAGGCGACCAAGATGACTAAGCGACTAGGCCAGGAGTTTTACACAGTTGCGGATAACGCTGTGTATAACGCATGTTGTGACTCTATACAGTTTAAGTATCTGTGCATAACCTGTGGACAAAACGCAGGATGTTATTTCTGCAGCTTTAACCCAGATGAAAAGCATGAGTGTAATGAGTAGCGACACGCCCAAGATCCCGCGTAAATTGAAATGGATTTGGTGGTATGTGCTACCATCTATTCTTGTAACAGCATTTAATAATAATGCTTATGCTATAAATAATAATGATATAGAGAAAGAAAAATATAAACTCTATAGTCATATAAAACTAACTAACCATAGGCAATACCTATGTCTAGAGCAGCTTTGGTACTTAGAATCTAAATGGAATTACCGGGCTGATAATAAGCGATCATCTGCGTATGGAATACCACAGCTGTTAAAGCTTAAGACTAATGATCCTTATAAGCAGATTGACTTAGGGCTTATCTATATTGCTAAGCGATACGGCACACCATGCAAGGCCTTAGCATTTCATCTAAAGACTGGGCACTATTAAGATGGCTAAGCGCGGTGACCCTAGGCTGTCGGCTGGGTACAAGATGGTTAGGCTACGGGTACTGCATCGAGATAACTACGTCTGCTATTACTGTGGTGGTGATGCTAACCAGGTGGATCATGTAGTACCTATATCAAAGCAAGGTGATGTGATGGATATGGATAACATGGTGGCAGCTTGTAAGAGGTGCAACGTAAGCAAGGGCAACAGCTCACAGGGCGTTTTTTTAGCCAAACAGGCTAC